CCTATTGTCTGTTTTGTCTCTTCTATACCCTTTGCTAAGTATAGATCATTGAGGTCCATACCAGCCGGTAGCGACACGATAGTAGAGTTGATAACCTCTTGAGCTACCATCCTTGAGAACTCTGCCCCTGGATTTGTACCATCATCTTTTAAATCATTATCACCAATAATATAAACCTTGCCATACCCAGTAAACATCCTAGTAAAGTGCGACTTCCAAGCCTGTACACCAGGAACTCCAACTGCTGGTATACCTAAGATTGCAGATGCAATAATGGTATCTAACTCACCCTCACAGATTGCTATGTATTCACTACTTAAAATGATATCGCTAACATTATATAGATGACCCTTCTGTCCTGTTGGCGCACCATACTTAGGCTTACCTTCATCTAATCTTCTAAACTTAAATCCAACACAGTGTCCCATTACAGTCATATAAGGTATGGATAGCCAGCCTTGATAGAACTCGTGACCTGCAATAGGTTCTTTGATATAACCTAAGTAGTACTGGTCAGCTACCTCTTTAGAAATCCCACGACCTGCGAGAAACTCTATTGCTTCCTCGCCTAGATCCTTGTTGTACTGGACTGCCGCTTCTAGCGAGGATTTCAATTGCGCGGGCGAGAGCATCTTTAAACTCCATATTCTCTATAAGACTAATAATGTTTACTGCGTTGCCACCCTTACCGCAAGTGTGACAGAAATATAAATTGTCCTTAGTGTTTATTACTGCGCTTCGCCTACTGTCGCTATGTAATACACACCTTACAGAACAAGCCCTACCTTCCCTTACCTCACCGCCATAGTGAGCAACTATTACTCCAATGGGTATTGTGTTCGCATCGGTTCTGCCATTGCGAAGGCTAGGCTTCCTACTTCTGGACCAGTCTTGTGCTGGCATCCGCAGTCCTCCTTACATTTCTTGTGCATAGTAGTAGCGCGTTTGAACTGACCGATCTTATTCAGCTCACCACCTGACTTACATACTTCACAGATCATTTGCTTCCTTTTCTTTGTGAGTAATAATTAGTTTACCCCAGCGTTTACTCTGGGATATCGTTGGTTTCTTGAACTTGCTCCTCTTTAACTTCTTCAGTGGTCGTATTATTGACGGCATCTGGTTCTCCTTCTGTCCAAGTTTCAGTCGTTGTTATTATTCCTTCTGGTACTGGCATTAGACTTCCTTTGCAAAGTTAAAGTTATTACCAAGGAAAGTAAATGTAAATCCATCAGTAATTCCATACTCATCTGTATCTGTTTCATAGAAAGATAGTCCGATAAAACCTGTGAACCATTTGTCTATAAATGTATCTCTACCTTGATATTTATATTTCATTGCTTCTCCTTTAGCCATTGTGTTAGGTCTTGGATTACCCAAGCCTTATCTATTCCTGCGTTTCTTCTCTTGAATAAAACATAACTAAGAGGCTGACTAATACCGCGATGCTTAGAATAATTAGTAGCTTCTTTTTGTGCTTCATCCCAGAACTCCTTTAAGTTTAACTTCTTAGTATTCTTTAACTCAAAGATAAAGGTTTCACCGGCAACTATAACTACTAGATCACCCTCATCTTCTGACCCTGATAGACGTAGCCTCTCAGCTACTGCTCCCATCTTCCTAAACCATTTCATTACATCAACTTCAAACTGAGCACCCTTGGTCTTGTTATACCTTGGAGTCATTAAACACCGCATCTCTTCTATACATCATACCCAAAGCATCTGAGTCACTGATCTGACATATCCCATAGTTAACAAATAAACCAACGTGATCAGATCCATCTGCGGTATGTGGACCAAACCTATTCTTAACTGCTGCCACCTTTAATACTTTGTTATAAGGATCAAAGCCAAGAGTAAGTATTAATGCTGGTAATTGAGATACCTTACCGTGAATAGCCCTACGAGCAGGTGGTTCACTAGTCTTTCCATACTCAGTCTGTTCACTGACGTGGTGCAATACCATTACACAGGCTTCAGTCTTACGAGCCATATCGTGGAACTCCACCATAATAGCTCGCAGACCTGCCCATTCATTATCAGATTCAGCAGCAACATTCATCAGGTTATCTATAACAACCAACTCAGGTGGAATACCAAACAATTCAACATAGGCTCTAACCTCTAACTCAATATCATCTAGTGATGGTGATGAGTCAAAGACGAACTGTATGTTTTCTAAATTGTCTAGATGCTTATCGTAGTAATGACGGTTACTATTTAGATTAGCTTCCACCATAAGTTGGCTGTGTCCTGATAGGTGAGAGGCTGCTCTCATCATCACTGTTGCTGTATCTGTATCTGCTGAAAAGAATAAAGTAGGAACTCTTGCTTTAATTGCGTAGATAAGAGCGAACATACTCTTACCAACATTGGGTGCGGCTGCAATCATACATACCTGACCTCTACGAAACTTGATCTGCTTCTTAGCTAGATCAGCCCATACGTCAGGTAGCGGTGTTGCATTAGTGGTTGACCCACGCCACGCCCTATTTAAATTAAGCAACGTTTTCCTCTTGTATTTTTATATTTAATTTAGCTCTTAGTTTTCTGCGGTCACGCTCAGTTACTCCGCCCCAAACGCCAAATCTTTCTTTGCGTAATCCCCATTCAAAACACTCGGCAATATGAGGACATATTTTGCATATTCTTTTAGCATTAAATGCCTGACTACTAGAACCGATATCAGGGAAGAATAGTTCTGTATCCACCTCAGAACATAATGGGTTCTCAAATTCCCAAGGAACCCTCATAGTTTACTTTATAAAGATAGGGTCAACAGGTGCATAGCCTTCAGGCTTACGCATCGGTTTAGGACCTTTCATTGGATCAAACCAACCTTTGTATGGTTTACCCTTTTGAGAAATACCAACAGCAAATACCATCTTGCCATTAATGCAATCAGGTGCATCAGCTCTGTCGTATGTCCAAACAGTTCCATACTTATCTGTCATTGTGTCACCATCTGCATCTGATGATACTGCGGTAGCACCTAGTGCTTTCTTAGCATAAGAGATAGCACCTCCGCCATTACTAGGAGCTACATTAACTCTACCTAGAGAGGCACCAACAGACTCTATTAGAGTTGCTGTATCTTGAACTGCTGTTAACAGTTCTTCTAATTCTTTAGCGTTATCGGCATAAATATTTATAAGTGAACCATCTTTGCCGTAGTTAACCTGTATCTTTGTTGTTGCATTTGCAGCCATTACTTACCTCCGGTGTGTTTGACAGTTAATCTTAATGATTCCTGTCCTTGTTTTTTTGGTACAAAGCCGAGGAGTTTTTCTACCTCATCGGCATCTACTGAATTGCGACCAGTAATAGTGCTCCATACTATGGATACACCACTGTTAGTCTGTCCAGTAAATCCTTCTAGCGATGTCCTTACTGACTCGCGTTGATCACTTAACTCTTTAATCTTTGCATCTAATTGTAAATATTTCAAAGCGGATGTGTCAACCTCTGGGTTGTCTATGAATATCTCATCCCCTTTGATAAGTTCTTTTTTTATACCAGTACATCCGATCTTGCCCGACTCATCAAAGTACTTGCAATAGAACTTGCAGTAGTTTTGATCGCGCTCTGGCTCTGGTGCAATTGCGCTCTCTTTAATAGCTGATAACCAATTCAAAGCATCTTGTGCTAGTGATTCATCATAAGGTTCTGAATGAACTTTGATATCTCTTTCATCACCATCACGGGCAATGGCTACTAGATTAACAGTTCTGGGTTTCCCCTTGCCAGACTTATCAAGCAAGTAGCCATACACCTGTACTTGCCAACGCTGTTGTAGCGATGGAAAGTAGGATAGATTCTTAACCTTAACGGTTTTCCAATCTATCACATCTCCTGTTTCAGGTATATATAAATCTATATGAGCTTTCATATCACCGAACTCAACTTCTGTTTCAACTAAATACTTCTCACCCTTTGGATCAAGTGCGGATATAGCCTTCTCAATTTCAGCGTGGATAGCAGTACCCATAATTGCAGCTAACTTTAATTCATTATCATTAGTTGCATCTCGCCCATTAAGACGATACCAAACCTTACGCCGACAGCCACCTAACTCAGATGGACCTACCTGTGTCTGCTTAGATCTAGCTCTACCAGCATCCTTATCTCTAAGAACCTGGAGTAATAATTCTTTAGGATCGCTCACTAGTTCCTTGTCTAAGCGCTACTGCATAAGTTGGATAACGCTTGTTTAAACCTTTTCTTATCTGCTTAGCAGAAGTCTTATATATTAGATACATAAACTTGAAATACATTATAACCCCCATTTAATAAAGCACTCTAGAATAAATTTGTACATCTCTAAGTCTAATAGATACCACTGTAAATGCCAATAGATCTCACTCATTTATTATCCTTACTTAGTAAATTGTGTTTTGATACTAGGCGTTCCACCACACCATACGTTGTATGCTATAGCAATATTGACAGCCTTCTTTGCAGCACTCGTTGCTTTTGTATGGGTTTTAGTTTCAGCATCCATTGCTACTAGAGCACCTAGAG